CAAGATTAGCTAGTTCAGCAACTGCAATCACTAACTGGGCTAACAACACAGCAAGTGCTATCGACAACGGTGAAGACGGACTAGTAACTTCAAGTGATTATTTAGGAGTATTTTATCCATCAGGCAGAACCACTGACAATACAGGAACATCGATTGTGGTTCCAGCAAGTCATATGATGCTAAGAACATTAGCAAACAATGACAACATTGGTTATCCATGGTTTGCTCCAGCAGGCACACGAAGAGGTGTTGTAGACAACGTAACAGCAGTTGGATATATTGATGCTACTAGCGGAGAATTTCAAACAGTTTCATTGAGTGAATCTGTGAGAGACAGTATGCACGAAGTTAAAGTAAATCCAATTACATTCTTCTCAGGAACAGGTATTGTTAACTTTGGTAACTTAACCAAAACAATAGGCAGTTCAGCTTTAGATAGAATTAACGTGGCAAGATTAACTGTTTATCTAAGAACACAACTAGATAAAATAGCTAAACCGTTTATTTTTGAACCGAACGATCAGCTAACTCGGAATGAAATCAAAGGAGCCATTGACAGTTTCTTCTTAGAACTAGTCGGACTAAGAGCAGTATATGACTTCTTGGTTGTATGTGACGAAACTAATAACACTGCGGTTAGAATCGATAGAAACGAACTGTATGTAGACATAGCGATTGAACCGGTGAAATCTGTAGAATTTATCTACATACCTTTGAGAATTAAAAACACAGGTGAAATAGCGAAACTAGGAGCATAATAAATGGCAATATCAACATTAAGTAAATTTACAGTACCTTTAAGCAACGATCAAAGTTCAGCATCACAAGGTTTGTTGATGCCAAAACTACAATATAGATTTAGAGTTGTTCTTGAAAACTTCGGTGTGTCTACACCAAGATCAGAAATCACTAAACAGGTTGTTGATGTTACTAGACCAAACCTATCATTTGATGAAGTAACACTAGATGTGTACAACTCAAGAGTTAGACTTGCTGGTAAACACACATGGGAGGCAATTACATTGACTCTTAGAGATGACGTTAACAACTCAGTATCTAAATTGGTTGGCGAACAAGTGCAGAAACAGTTTGATTTCTTTGAACAGTCTTCTGCGGCTTCAGGCATTGACTACAAATTCACTACAAGAATTGAAATGCTTGATGGTGGTAATGGCGCAACAGCACCGGGCGTATTAGAAACTTGGGAACTGTATGGATCATTTGTACAATCTGTAAACTATAATACATTAGCATATGCAACTTCAGAGGCGGCAACAATCACGCTGTCTATTAGATACGACAACGCAGTTCAAACTCCGCAAGGCACAGGCATTGGTTCTGCTATAACAAGAACTATCGGTACATTGAGCACAGGCGGTGGTCTATAATTTTACAATTTAAAATAAGCATTTAAAACAAAAGAAGCGTCATTATAAGACGCTTTTTTTGTGGCTATAAATAACACTATGCCAAGTATTAATAACTTTTTATCAGGTTTCTCAAACGGTCTTCCAGGAATGAAAGATTTTCGACATGCAAGTCGATTATATCTAGATGACAATCAGAGATTAGCACCTAAACAGAAATGGTTATTCCACGTTGTATTCACTATAGATAATACAGTACCAGCAACACCGTTTACTAACAACGAACAATTAGAACTTAATATGCTCGTTAAGAGTTGTGAGTTACCTAAATATGACATGGGTATTGAAGAAAAACTGCAATACAATAAAAAAGTCTATATTGGTACAAGAATAAAATACAGCCCAGTTACAATAACCTTTCATGACGACCAAGCAGATACTGTGAATGCTTTTTGGAAATCATATTATGAATATCATATAGCAGATGCTAGAACAGTACAGGCCACAGGATCACAAAATTTTACAAAAGATGATATGTATAATGATTTAAAAATTGGTAGTAATTTTGGTATGGACAATGCCACTATAAGAAAAAAACCGTTATTAAAAGCTATAGAAATTTTTGCTCTTCATAAAAAAAGATTTTCATCATTTACATTGATTAATCCAATTATTGGATCATTTAGTCACGACACACTGGACCAAACTGATGGCCAGGGGCTATTAGCAAATACCATGCAGATATATTACGAAACTGTATTATATGATTCGGGTGTAATAACAGCAACTAATTTTAAAGAAAATTTTGCAAATTTACATTATGATAAAGAACCATCACCATTGAGTGTACTAGGTAGAGGTACAACAAGCATTTTTGGACCAGGAGGTGTTTTATCCAATGCTGGTTCTGTGATTAAAAGTTATAACGAAGGAAATTATCTTGGAGCGGCAATTGGAGCCATCAATACTTATAATAACGCTAAAAAAATAAAAGCTAAAGAAGGCGTTAAAGAAGAATTAAAAGGCATTGTAAAGGGAGAAGTTATGAAAATTGGAACAGGTAGCGGAGTCCTTGGGACTTCACCTATAGGAGGATTCTTTATGGGCGCCGCTCTAGCCGGTACCGCTATTGCTTCTAATGCTATCGGGAATCAAACAACTACAAATAATAGAGTTACTTCTAATCCTATATTAGATACTCAAAAATTTTTATCACCTACAGAATCTTTTAATTTACTTCAAAATAACGAAGTAGCCCGAGATAAAGTAGCGGCCAGTCTTTATTATAAAACAGTGGGATCTAGAAAAGGCCTCAGTATCAATGAAAGCGAAATAGAATACACAGCATCGTCTGATTCAATTAAAAATATTTATAGAAGCAGAGCATTAACTGATACAACTAAATTAGTAACCGAAGGCTATCTCCAGATCAATAGAGCCACCAATCAAGTTAACCTAAACGCAGAAAAGGCATCGTTATAATATGGCTGATTTTTATACAAATCTCCCTCAAAAAGAGAAAGACAATTTAAAAAAGACTATAGACAATCTTACACAGAATCAGTATGTAGAACCTTTTGAATTTAATGCCAATGATTATGATGCTACTGTGTGATTTTTTGTAAAGAAAAATTTTGATCGACAACCTGCTGAGGAAGTTGCTTATGTGATATTACAGCAGGCCAAAATAGACAATGTACCAGTAGCACAAATATTGGATATTTTAAAAAAAGCAGAACTTGTTCAACTCAATGAATTACTAACAGTGATACTAAACGCTAATAGATATAAATCTAGCAGATTGGGTATTAAAAACGATAGACAAACCAAAGATATTGTTTCTAGAAATATTCGAGTATAAATGAAGTTCGCACACGGCAAATTCACAATGAAGAATCCTGACAAATACGTGGGATTAAAAACACCAACCTACAGAAGTGGGTGGGAACATTCTTTTATGAGATTGTGTGATGAACATCCTAATGTGTACCAATGGGCTTCCGAGTCTATTAAAATACCGTATCGTCACCCTATTACAGGCAAATATACTATATACGTGCCGGACTTTTTCATAGTTTATAACGACAAAGACGGGCGTAAACACGCCGAACTGGTTGAAGTTAAGCCTATGAATCAAACGAATCTACGAGATGCTGGAAAAAGCATTGGCAAGCAAACTCAGGTGGTTATTAATCACGCTAAATGGGAAGCCGCAAGTGCCTATGCTCGGCAAAACAAAATTAAATTTAGAGTGGTCAGTGAAGAACAATTATTCCACCAAGGCAAACGCAAGTAAATACCTAGATGACAACGAAACTCGAAGACATACTCAATTTACCGAATGTTAAAGAAGCATTTAAAACTGTGGATGCTAAAGAAAAAGCACGTGATGCTAAAGATAATAACAGATCTGTGCCTAAAAATGTAGATCCTAAAACAGCCGCGGCACTGAAGGCTACCTATGCCGAATTTGACAAGATTGCGGCGGCATTGCCTCAGGTAAAAGGGCTAGGAGAACTGTCAGATCTAGAAATGGACAAACTGGCTGTGGAAGCAGAAGAGAGCTACAAGAACCTAATGGATCTAGGTATGAACGTGGACTCACGCTATTCAGGACGTATATTTGAGGTTGCCTCAGGTATGTTGAGACACGCAATAGACGCTAAAAACAACAAGATTATAAACAAATTAAAGATGGTAGAATTACAGCTTAAAAAATTAAAATTGGATAAAGATGGGGTAGATGACCTGGACAGTCCTATCGAAAGTGAAGGAACAATCATCAGTGACCGTAACGAGTTAATGAAGAAACTATTAAAGAGAGACTAAATACTGCTGAATATGAGTGATTTTACAAAATACTTAACGGAAACTATTAAAGAGTACCAGTACAAAATTAAGTTTGCTGGTGACCTTGCTGACGGCTTTCAAAAAAATCTAAAAACAGCTTTAGACAAGTACCAAGTTAAAAGTCTTTCAGCAGGAAAGAACACTCCAATACAAGAAGTTCCATTAGATTTTCCTGCATTAAAAAACACCGCAGTTACTATTTTTGATTTTGTGTCTCATTACCCAGCATCTGTATTTGAACTACGTTCTTACATTGCAAATCATTTTAATATGTCTGTAGATAAGATTGTTGTAAGAAAACCGGGCGAGCCTACAGAAGATTATCAAAATGAAATAAATGCAAAACCAAAATCAGAATACAAAGCAAAATTACATGACATCGAGTATAAAGATGCACCAGTTGTAAAAGCAGACGAAGTATACGGTAACAAACATACCCAAAGTCTGTTAAAAGAATTATTAAAAGATAAAAAAGCAAAATTTGAGATCGAACAAGGTTCAGATAACAAAACACAAGAGACTCAATCAAAAGAAGATGCAGGTTCTGCTTCTCCACTTTCGAAACCAACCAACCCGCATCCAGGTCTAAAAAGGAAAAAATAACATGGAAATGATCAACGTACTACAAAGACTAAAAGAAATTCAAGAAGCAACACTGGCTCCGGTTGGAGATGCTATTGCAAATGTTGAAAAAACAAATGCAAACATTAAAATAGAAGGTGCTGTAAAAGGTTGGTTAATGGACATGGAACAGGATGCCGCTGAAATGAGCAAAGAAGAATTTATTAAAAAGCACGGATCTTCACATATGGACATTTGGAATAGAATCCAAAAAGAAAAAGAAGAAGTGGGCGAAAGCAAAAAAACATTAGTTAAAGAAGAAGACGCTTACGATAACGATAGATTTATTATTAAAAATGGTAAAGCTACATTAGATAATTCAGATATGGCTGATAAAAAAGATCACGTTTATGCGCCAGATGCTAAAACAGCTTTACAACTTCATAAACAAGGAAAAAAAGTTTATAAAGAATCAATTCAAATGACTGCTGACACTCCAGAAGAAGCAAGTATGTTGATGCAAATTCTAAAATTAGCCGGCGTTCAAAAAGTTGATGATCAAATGATTAATCAAAATCAAGAAGGTTCATCTTGCGGTGGATGTGATGAAAATTGTGAGTGCGGTGGTAACTGTGGTGACAATTGTGCTTGTGGTAATAAAGCCGAAGAAACATACGACAACGAGCCAAACACATCTGTAAAAGGTGTTGACGCAGTTCTTCCAAGTGGTAACGATTTACATAGAGCAAAAAGCACGTATCCAAAAGTTGCAGGCGGAGATAATCCAATGCAAAAAGCAACAGAAGATATGACGTCTTCTTTAAGAAACCAATACGCTGAATTTAAAGCAAATTATTTGAATGCAGTTAACGAGCAAAAGAAGGATAAATAATTTATATGGCAACAGTTACAAAAATAAATCCAATCGTAAACACAGCGGCTATTGAGTATTATGGTTCTAAACCACTTACAATTTTTGAAGTTGATTTTGGTGCGGCCGTAAATGCAAAAACTGGTGCAGAATCTACAATCTCAGCAGTGATTAATAAAATCAATGAACACTGCACTATTGTATTAAGAAGTGAATTACACTCAACAAACCAAGTTATGACATTTTTTGTGGAGCATACTAACCTAGCAGACACGTATGATGGTTCAAACTCAGAAACGTTTGTAGTATTTTTAGCAACAGAAATTGTAGCGTTGGGTACTGTGGATGGTATTAACCTTGCTTCATCATCACTAGCAGTAAAAACTACTCTTAACATAGCATAATAAAATTAATTAAACCGGTGTACTAGTTTTAATTAAATATCCTATATGCACGGCTTTATTATACTACACGGTAAACATTCGGGCCCTAACAAACCTAACGATCCTAGTAGAGTGTTATATCAAAATTTAAGTCAGAAATATCCTTGCGATTATTCTGAATATTGTTGGTCTTTAAATAGAAAATTTGACTCTACTGTAGAACAATCCTTAGAAGATATTAAACACAGAGTTG